ATGAAAAAGTGTATTGATGTATTAGCTCAACCAGAGTCCTATCATAATTTATCAACATTTTCAAATGTACAGGAATTAAATCAAACGATTAGAGTATACAGAGATGTAATTAAAACGTCTATTAAACGTGCAGATGTACAATCTAAATTAATTGCATTACTTGAAATTTTAAAGCGTCATAGCTGCAAATACGTAGGTGTTAGTTTCCTATGTAAAAATAGAATAGCTGAGATAATGAGCGTATCATATAAAACTGTACAACGTTTAATGACGAAACTTGTGACTTTAAGAATAATTAAGCAAATAGCCATGAAGCGAAAAAAAGATATGCGCCAAACTTCTAATGCAATTATTATCCAACCAATTGTAAATGAAGTGTCCCACAAGCACCCTACTGAAACGACTAAGAAGTGTCCTACCGTTAAAACAAATACTAAAATCTTAAAACAAAAGAGTAAAGATATAAATAAACGTAATGGTAATGACAATAATGCTGTACCTAAAGAAAACATTAAATGTGCTGAATTTGTAGCCCATTGGGTTCCGAAACGTTTCGTTTCCCTAACTTCAGCATTTTATTCAAAAGCTAAAACAATTCAAGAATTTTGGAAGGTCGTAAAACAATGCAATTGTGTAATAAATCATACAACAGGCCAAACGGCGTTTGACAAAGAACAAGAACTACAAATTGGTGTACAAGCTATGAAAGAATTTGCGATGAAGGTAAAAGATGGAGTCAAAATGAAAAAGGGTAAGTTTGCGTATTTCAACGGTATCGTAAACAATTTGATGAACAAATATTATTTTGACCCTGAATTTGGTATGTGATGCTCTCTTTTACACTTCAGGTATCACATATACCTTTGCATATACACCTTGCTGCACAGCAAATTGTTCTAGCGTCTTTTGCCTAAATGGTGTGAGTGTAAAGAAATGAAGGATAGGGACTTTCCCGTTATATTTGTTTTTATAATACACCGTGAATTCACCATACTTATTCATTTTTTCACTGTTCACATTCATCATTTGTGTACGATCTATTTCGACTGCATTGAGAATCCCGTCACTATCACGGTACTTTACATCCGGAATAATGGTTCGCTTCTTGTCATCTACTTTATAACGTATAGGGGCTTCTATCTGCCAATCCTCAGGACAAAATAGATTCAGCCACGCTTCGTTTCTCATGAGGCTGTGTGCTAATCGAATGGTGGGCACAACCTTTTCTACATCATCGAATAGCGCACGTCCTTGTTTATTGAGGTAATATACATGCTCTTTTTTATAAACGGTACTATTCACATATGGACTTAAATCTTTTAAAATTCGATTTGCATTTCGAATTCCTCCCATATCGTGAATTGCCATTAAGTGTCTTCTTGTCGCAAATTTTAGCTTTCTAATCGAGGTCAAAATCATCATCTGACGATTCATTTTGATATGTGTCTGCATATGCATCCTTTTTCACCTCGTATTGTTTTAATACGTCCCACATCTGTTCATTTGAGATATAAGGGACTTGAATCTCTGTTAATCGATCAGTTTTAAAAAGCGCACGCCCTGGTATACTTTCAATCGATTCAAGACCAGTTTCATCGATGACAACTTGAGAAGCTGTTTGAGTTGGTAACCGAAATCCTAATTTTGCATCACTGTTTTGTTTCACTTGACGTGGTAAAGTATCGCCAGTAGGATATTGTGTGCAAAAAATCAATCGAAATCCTAATGCTCCACCAATTCGCGCTATGTGAGAAATCATCTGTTGACAAGCTCCTAATAACTTTTGTTGTTCCCTATTCATACTTTTATCAGGACAAAGTTCTGCCCCTTCATCTACGATAATAAAGTAGCGTTCTCTTATATTTGTTTCTACCACATTGGTATAATGGTGTTCTTTCATAAAAAGCATTTTTTCTTCCATCTTTTTTAGAATCGCGCTTAATACCTGAAAAGCTTCCAGTGGCTTTTCTGCAATAGAATCAACCTGCTTTATGTTTTGGTACGGTCCGAACTCTAATCCTCCTTTTAAATCAATAATAAACAAGTGCGTATTGTTTGCTTGTGCAGTAATAAGAGATGTCATCACATTCTTTAGGAATACAGTCTTTCCCATACGAGTTAAACCACCTAATGTCATATGTGGTGTTTTATCAAAATCATGATAAACCAATTGTTCTAAACTTTGCCCGATTGGCACAAGCCATTTTCCAGCTTGAATTAAATTTGTTGACCATTCCCATTTCTTTGGTATTTCTTGATCGAATACACGTATGTTCAATTTATAATTGTCATACTGAATTCGAACAGGTTTATTTAACCCTTCACTTACAACATCTTCAACTTTTTGAATAATTTTACTCGGCATACCAACAGGCAACTCATACACATATGTTGTACTTCGATCATCATGAGTTCGCTTCTTAAATGTTGGATAATGAATCCTATCATCTTTTTTAATTGCAATTCCTGACACTTCAAAAAATACTTGTATCTTCTTTTTATCATCTATTTTACTTTTAAACCGATCACTTACGAATGCAATAGTTAAAGCTGTCGTCGGGACCAATAGTAATTCCAGCATAAACATTTCTCCTTTAGATATCCTATAAGGATATCATTGCACTTTGTTGGAAGAAGACAGAACAAGCATTTTCGCTTATGAATTCTACTGTCCCTCTCTTCCACATCATATTCCTTCATAGAAACATAACGAGAACATAACGTAGAAGATATAAGAACGAGCCCGTAAGCGTCGTATACAAGGTTATACGTGGAAGCCAATGTGGAACACTCTTCCCCATTTTTTCAGCTACACTCATCGCAATTACAGACAAACCTGTTGCCGTCCAAATAATGACTGCTTCTCCTGCAAGTGTCATAGCCATTCCTCCTCAACCAGTTCCTCTTTCTCACGAAATTTAATCCCTGATTTGGTAGCTACAATTTGATACCGCTCCATTAAATCTTGCCAATTCAATATATCTTCCTCTTCTCCATATAAATCTTCTTCAATAACTTGTGATAAGTTGAAATACCCTTTGTATTCTTTATTATCAAATACTTCATGGTTCCTCATGTGAGTAAGAATAGATTCCGTCTCTTTTCTGGATCTTGATTCGTTATACATGTGACGTAATTCTTTTGATGAATATAAATACGGCGTTACATTGAGATAACTATACTGAGAACGCATGCAACCCTCTCCTCTCTTAATATCTACGATGCCATTTGGAATTCCAAGTAGAAGTCTTCGTGGGCTTCTGAGTGGAAGTAATATAGGTATATGATGTAGAACTTTAAAACTTGTTTGTCCACAAATAAAAATATTAGAGGTTTTTAAAAATTGAAATAGAACATTGAAAAAGGAGGGATTTTATGAAGTGTAAATTAAAGATAATCTTGGCCGAACGAATGCTAAAACAGTCTGATCTTGCGAAACTGGTGGGTATTACAGACCAAACATTAAGCATGATAGCAAGAGGGAAAAGTGAACCTACGTTAAGAGTTGCGCTTCGTATTGCAAAAGCTTTGGATCTGACTGTGGAAGAAATTTGGATTGAAGAGGGGAGATAATATAATATATGCCTAGACCCAAAACCAACTTGAGGATTGTAAAAGAAGTATACGGTGAACGAAAAATAGAGGAAGTTTTTGAAGAACTTTACGAAAGAAAATACGGATTAAAAGTTAAGGTGAGCAGGAAAACATCTGAAAAATTAGCCACTGAAAAACACCAAGAGAAAAAATATAACCAGGAGTAATTACAATGTCAAAACAACCATCATTCAAAACATTAAATCGAATTATTGAAAAATATTATGATCCTAAAAATGGATTAATTGAAGTAGAGCAATTTATCATAGGTTTTGAAGCGGAATCACTTTTTGTATTAGATTACAAAGGCATTATGTATCAAAAAACATCTGCTCTAAAATATGATCAGGGTTATGAAATCTTATTACTTCCTTATACAGAACTACATTCAAATTCTAAACAAGATTTACTGCAACTATTAAAGCGTAAAATTATTGTTTATTTCACGTATACAGATCATGATCAACAACAAGAAGACTTTATGCCCGATATAGGAAATCGAATTTTTTCATTTATGAGCCATATGTTAAAAGGTGCACAGCAAAATAAAAGAGCGATTCCAGTACGTTTTATTTTAATGGATATTGAAGCAATTGGTTTTATTCCTAAACTTTCTAAATTTATGGCTGGGTGTCGAGGCTTTAATGTAGGCACTTGTTTGTTTGTAGATGACAGATTGACACTGTCATATGGATATAATAAAGAACAGGTAGACAAAATGTACAATAACAGTGTAGTTACATCAAAATAAAATATTATGAATATGTATTAATTCAATACAACTTAAAATAGGAGGTTGAACACGTGAGTTATGATACCGTCGCATCGCTACAACGCATGCAACAATTACAACAAGCGCAAGCTGCTTCTGGAAAACGCATAGTGTTAAAAAGAGTTTATGAATCAGATAAAATTTCTGCGTTCATTATCGTTCTTTGTATTTTAGCTATCCCAGCAACAATGTGTATATCCCTTTTAGTTGGATTAGTGATCTATTACATTAGAGAATTTAAGCGTACAACATATTTAGTTAAAAACGTTGCTACTGGAGAGAAGTTCAGAGTCGATAAACAAGACTTTAAACAATATAAGAGGAATTTTATGAAGAAAGAAAAACAAGTTAGAAGAATTTCTGATTTATAAAACTATTCTTTTGTAAAAATATATTTAACATATACATTTATCGGTCAATAATAAGTTCTATCCTTCACTAATATTGGATATACTATTTATACATTTAGAGAATCACCACATGAGGCACCTTCAGCTGGGGAAGGTGCCTTTTTATTTTGATGGAACATTACGTACTTTAGAAGCATATATTAAATTGCTCCTAGCATGATGCCTTTCTATATACAGAAAAAGCATTCCGGCCTCACCACCCTGGATTGCTTTTTCTCATATTTCAGCATGTTGCTACATACAATGTAATTAACACGTTCCCTTTTTATATAGCATCCTATGTAATCAGAGCACTCCACAAGAGTACTCTGATTTTTATTGTTCATATTTATTCCTTTCGTTACATATGATTACTATCGACAAACCAAATGAGAGATATATCTTTATAATGTTAAAAAAGAGCGTCCCTCACTCGCCAGTGAACTGCACCCCAATTGTTAGACACAGTCTAACAATTGGGGGTGCAGTTTTTCTATGGCTAAATTTACAGCTGATGAAAAAATACAAATCGTTCTACGTTATTTGAACGGAAATGAAAGTTATCGAGAAATGGGTAGATCGCTCGGTATAAGTGACACAATCATTTTGAATTGGGTAAACCAATATAAACAGAATGGTCTGGAAGCTTTTCTAAAACGATGTACAAATTACACACAACAATTTAAACTAGACGTACTAAACTTTATGATTGAAAACGGTATGTCCTTATTTGAGACGGCAGCTATCTTTAATATTCCTGCCCCTTCAACGATTTCTGTTTGGAAAAAACAGCTCGAAACACAAGGAATTGATGCCCTTCAATCTAAGAAAAAGGGGCGTCCATCCATGAAAAAAGATTCAAATAAACAAGTAAAACAACCTTTAGCTGAAGGATCAGTCGAAGCACTTGAAGCACGCATTAAACAGCTTGAGATGGAAAATGAGTACTTAAAAAAGTTAAATGCCTTAGTTCAAAACAAGGAAAAATCACAAAACAAGACAAAGCGCAAGTAGTCTATGAATTAAGGCATAAATATTCGGTGAAGGCACTCGTGGAGCTAGCTATTATTCCTCGAAGCACGTATTATGATTTAGTAAAGAAAATGAATCGTCCAGATGTAGATGCCGATTTGAAAGCTGAGATTAAAGCGATTTATGAGGAAAATGAAGGTCGTTATGGTTATCGTCGCATTCGTGATGAATTAACGAATCGTGGCCAGAAAGTGAACCACAAGAAGGTTCAGCGCATTATGAAAGAGCTTGGGTTAAAGTGTGTTGTGCGTATGAAGAAATATAAATCCTATAAAGGAAAAGTCGGTAGAATTGCACCTAATATTTTAGAGCGTAATTTTCATACAGATGCACCGAATCAAAAGTGGGTAACAGACATCACAGAGTTTAAATTGTTTGGAGAAAAACTGTATGTATCACCTGTATTAGATTTGTATAATGGTGAAATTATTACCTATACAATTTTCGCTTGTTTCAGACATGTTAGAGAAAGCATTGGAACGTTTACCTGAAACCCACCAGCTACTGATGCATTCGGATCAAGGATGGCATTATCAAATGAGACAGTACGTCCGGACACTTGAATCAAGAGCTATCGTCCAGAGTATGTCTCGAAAAGGCAACTGTTACGACAACGCAGTAATAGAAAATTTCTTTGGGATTATGAAGTCGGAGTTCCTCTACATAAAAGAATTTGAAAATGTAGAGCACTTTAAAATAGAATTAGAAAAATATATAGATTATTATAATACGAAACGGATTAAGGCAAAATTAAAAATGAGCCCGGTACAATACCGGACTCACTTTTATCAAGCTGCCTAATGAAATAACCGTGTCTAACTTTTAGGGGTCACTTCACAGAGGAATGCTCTTTTCCGTTCATTTCACATACACATAGGCCTTATTCGTAGTCTCAGAGTATGAACAATCTCAAAAATGGTGTTATCCTAACCCTCAAACCTCACATACTCCCCAGAAACCCATTGATTTCCACCAACGTTGTACCAGCCATATTGAATGCCCCAAGATTGATAGCGTTCCCCTCGGTACACATTCTTCACAATACCATAATTCGTTCCTGGACCTGTACGAACGCGTAAGACATTCGCTGTAATTATAACAACACCTACACCATTGTTAGATGGTTTTGTAGAACCTGCATTCCCACCACCGTTATATGCGTTCTGCACCCTTTCAATAAAAGAATTCCAACGCCCTTCTGCTAACATACGATGCGGGCAATACTTTCCACTCCACGATTGGTGTGTGCGAACTTTATTTATCGGAATGTTGTATTGTTTCATGATTTGCGCTACAACAATAGCTGCATTATTTTCTGCTTTATAATATCTATCCCCGCCGCTTAAAGAATAACAGATTTCCACACTAATCGACTTTCTGTTGCCTGAACCATTCCCATCTCCACAAGCCCATGCATTCCGTTCTAAAGGTAATCCTTGTACAGCTTCTTTATCGTCTACCGCAATGTGGAATGACACTTCATTATTATTTCGTATCATATAAGCAATTTCATTCTCAGCTGGCGCATCATTATACGTATTGTGAACTGTGATAAATTCTGGATTCATTGTATAAGGGCACTTTGTACCATATTTACTTGGGTCAACTAACTTTTTTCTAATTTCCATTATTGAACATCCCCTTTTTTCTCTTCTTGTTTTTCTTTGCCACCTAAAATTTCAACTGCATTTTTTAAAGCTTGCGGAAGTGGAATGCCCATTCTTCCGGCATTTTCTAAAAGTGAAAGTAACTCATTACCCATAAAGAAAAAAATTGTTGCTTCACGGATTGCACTATTACTTCCTAACGCTGCATCTAATTGCGCTGCTGCCCCAACCAAAAGAAAAAGCACCACCTTTTTGGCGATGCCCTTGAAACCAACTTTACTTTTTAATTCTCCGTTATATCCTGCTGCAATCATGCCAGTTACATAATCAATAACTGCCATTGTCACTAAGATTTTCAATGTTGCATCCCATCCTCCCAAGAAATAACCACAAAACCCACCGAAAGTGGCAATAAAAACTTTTAATAATACATCGATACGATCCACATTCTTCCCTCCTTCTTCAAGATAAAAAAGAGAGACACTTGTCCCTCTTTCACAAATACTTTTATATAAACAACCTAAATCCCACCTTTAAGTATCAAACCCAAAATTGCCATAACTATTGCACTGACAACAATTCGTAAAATCCAAGTGGTATTTAGACTGATTTTTTCTAATTGCTGATTGATGGTAGAAATATCTTTTTCGTTTATCGTTGTACGAGTTTCTAAATTACGAATATCTCGCATGATTTATTTTTGCTCTGCTTTTAGGCTTTCGATTTTTACATATACGTCTTCCATACATTCACATCCCTTTTGAAATCTTAATAAGACAATCTCTATATACTATGAGACAACTCTTTTCTGAGTGAATGCATGAAAATTTTTTTATACAAAAGCCCTATTTTGTGCAAAATAAAAACAGCTTATGGCTGCTTTGGTTCCTCATTTATTAATTGTTGTACTAATACCTTTAATTCAGCAATTTCAGCTTTCATTGAAACTTTCTCAAGTTTTTCTACTTCAAGTTGTTCTTTAAGAGTGTCAACTTCCTGCTTCAACATACCGTGGTCAAATTGAAGATTTTTAACTTCAAAGTGAACTTCTTGTATTGCTTGAATAGAAATTGAAACCGAGCTATAAAGTGTTACAGCGTCTTTCTGTGGTGTGGTGAATACATCGTCAGAGTCCTCCGCAATCATACCGTAATTAATTGGAAGTATAATAGACTCCCCTGACTCGAAGCGTTCAACATCTCTTATAAAGTGATACTGTTTGATGTTTACAGAGTTGATTTTATCTAAAGCAGAGAATGGAAGGTCTTCTATGTCCGTTTTAAGCTTACGAGAAGAATTAGGGATAAATTCTTGCGCCCACATACGCCCTGTAGCGCTAATATTCTCTTGCGCTCGTAATGTTCTTAATTCCATATCTTTCCATCCCTTACCCATCATATCTTTAATCTGCAGGCCATTGTTATAACCTTGTACAAAACTTGACCTTATCATTGCATTACCCATAATTAAATCATGATCGGTGGCGCCGTTTACGAAATGTATTTTATAGTCACTGCCTTTTCTTTTGAAAGTAAACTGCCCCGCGTTATTTGTAAAAATATGTGGTTCAGTTGTAGTTACAGAGAAGTAACCATATCCTGGAGCCCATCCTTCAGATTCAAAAATAATATTATTCAAGTTTTGAAAACGAAATTGTCCATCAGAATATACGCTCAGATGTCCACCGTCATTATGCATTTGAATATAGTTTGACCAAATATTAGTTCCTTCTGCATTTTCTCCTTTAGAAATCCCAAATTTCGCATATGCTTTAGAAGGTTGATCAACTCCATTAATTCGCGGCATGACTTGATAAATATAAAATGATCCTGTACCAGCGTATTTTCTATTATCAGAACCAAGGACTAATGAAGGTTGAATACTTCCATCATCTGTTTCCATAAATCCTATATAGCCACGTGGCTTATCTAAATCGAAAATCTTCATGTCTTGCTTATTTATTTCAACAAATCTGTTTCCACTTGTTTTAAGCGTTACCCCTTCTAAAACTTTTCCTTTAATATGATTTGCTGTAATGAAACCTACTAAGTTAATTCTGTTCGCATTCAACGTAATGTTTTCTTTGCTCATATTAAATGCTGCAATTACATCGTTCTCTTTTACAGATAGACTAACGCCCTTTTCAGTTAACTGAAGACGGGTTTCCATATCTCTTACATAAGAATCTTTTGCAAATTGTCCATTTGCTTGCTCTATTGTGTATACTTCTTTCTTTTTTGCTGCGGCATTGATACCCTCTTCATTGATAGTGAAACGGTTGTCGATCATAGTCATTTTCTGATTAAATTGTTCCGTTGCAAGTTTATTAGCTAGTTCTCCCAACAAATCTTGTTTATTTTTATCAACTATTTGCTTCAACTCAGGTATCTTAAACCCAGCAACATAATCTTCTACTTGCTTAAGTTCAACTTTACCTTGCAGTGCTTTCGCAGTATTTTCCCATCCAGCTTTCGCCTCTTGTAATTGTCTTCCTTGTTCTGTCTGCGTATTTTGTATGAAAGAGACATTTTGTTTAATGGTAGTTGCATCTTTTTCTACAGTCGCAACACGTTTATCAAACCCATTTTGATTATTTTCCACTTTTGTAATTGTTTCTTTAATTCCATCCACACTTTTTGTAATTTCAGTTGTTTTCTGGGTGAACTCATCCGTTGTTACCTGCTCTTCAGGCGGTGCTGTCCAATCCTGCGGCTTATTCCCTTTATACAAGGCAACCCATTCCACAATAGATTTCGTAGTACTACTCGGATAATTATATAAGCTTAACTTTCGTTCATTTCCACTTGTAGCCGCAACAGCTTTGAAGGTTACATACGTTATTCCATTCGCGTAAACACTTGTTGCATATCCAACATTGCTAGACCCACCATTCTGCCAAATCCCAAATTTCTGACCTTGCGGGACACTCCCTTTCATTACAAAGGTATATTCCTCACCTGTAGAGAAATTTTCAGTAGAATTGTATTGATTGATTAAATAATCGGTCTTCTCATATTTAACATTTGATTTTAATAAAAGATTACGTCCACCAGATTTATCGTTATTAACTTTCTTTTCTACGCTCTGCAACTTCTCACTGATTTTCCCAGCTTCTTCTTTCATTTCAGTTGTTTTTTGCTTAAGCTCACTTGTTGTTTGCTGCACATCCGAAATAGTCTTCTTTGTACCTTCTACAGTTTGTTCGACTGTATGTAATGTATTGCTGATATCATTATCTTTTTTCGTTAACGATTCAATAGAAGTTTTAAATCCATTGGAATCCTGTTCAAACTGAGTTACTTTCTTATTGATTTCACCTTGTTTATTTTCGATATTAGTAATTGTACGGCTGACACCTTGTAAACCTTCCTGCACTTCGTTGAATTGTCCTGTAGCTTGATTCTGTGCTTCTTTAACCTTTTGATTTAACTCCGTTTTCGTAGCCTCAATATCTTTATTCACCTGATTCAGTGTTTCTTTCTTAACTGATTCCACATCAGGAACAACTGATTCCCAAGCTGTACCTGTCCATATTTTTAAAATACCGGGCTTTCCGTTACTCATATCACGCCAAAGCGTTTTATTAGGTTTAAGCCCTGTTGTTGGTGGGTTCTTAGCTTCTATAATTTCAACAGTATTGTTTTTAATATTCTCTTGTACCTTTTCAGCAAGTGTTTTCGCTGCTTCTGATTCTTTCTTAGCGCTACTTGCTGTTTCATTCGCTTCTTTCACCAATTTATCTAGCTGATCCAGCATTTCTTGTTTTTCACCGAATTTACTAAGGATTCGATTGTAAATTTTTCGTAATTCCTCGTTCGGATCCGTAATTTCACGATAATCACCAAACACATATTTATCTTGTGTAGGATCCGTAAAAGATTCATCACCGGCAATTACACGTGCTTCCAGGTATAACTTAGGTGTGAAGCCCGTATCTTTAATTCGGATCGTATCGCCCTCGTTAATGAGTTCATGTGCTAGTCCGAAAATACGTCCAATCGATTGCGCTTCTACTTCATACGAAACGGAAGAATTAACACGTTTTTTTAATTCTATTTCCATTAACGTCATTAAACGTTCTGGCGTCATATTTAACTCTTCTGTTTCTGGCGTATAAAAACCAAACTTATGCTTACCACGTTCGTTCCATCGTTGAAATGCATCATTATCAACAATATACGGAAGTCCCCTGTTGATACTTTCGATGGTAATTACATTGTCGCCTTCACCTTTCACAAATCCAACTAGTGCTGTACAAATATCTCTTGAATGTTCAATACGTGTAACGCCTATCAAATCTTTCCCGAGCTCTATTTCTTTGCCTGTGTCTCGACCACGTCTTTGAATCATATCAACATACCATCCAATGATTTGTGATCCTTGAACCTCAACACGGTACTGAATTTCTAATTTGAATAAAGAAGCTATTTTCTTTAAAAATGTTAGTGGATCAATAAATTCATCAATGGTCATCGTATGGAATCCTGCATAATCCGTTTTCCCACGTTTCCATTTCATGCCTACTAGGGCCATATCAATATATTTGTTTACCGTTTCCCCTTCTATTCTTTGCGGTTTTATAATACCTGACTTAGCAATTTGAACCCAAGCTCCTGAAGCATATGTGGTAATGGATCGGTTGTCTGAATTCTTTTCTGTTTCTCTAATAACATATGGTACAATTCTTCCGTCACGAACTTCTTTTAAAACAAGATTTTGTTGTTGTAGCGTAGCCGAATGAGTTGTTCCATCAAAAACAGTAAAATCCAACATATCAACATTGTTTTTGATTTCCCACTGCCTTTTATCATCCCAATAGTCCTGCGGCTGAATAGCTGCAACGATTTGATCTGTTTTAAAATCCACAACATGCAAAATGCCGCTTGGTGTTCTCATCTGTATCTCTCCCTATAACGAACAGTTGCTTTAACGTCTGGTGGCATGATATCAATACGATTTTCACCACGTATTACAGTTGGAAAATTACTGAAAAAATCTTTTAAATTAATGGCTTTTTTTCCGTTAATGGTTACAAGACTTTTTTCTTTATCAATTATAATTTTATCTCCTGTTTCAAAAATGTAAGGTGGATTATTTTGAGTATTTAAATTGACTTTCCAAAATTTCAAATCTGAAACGGTCATTGCTTCTACTGGTGGTACATCTTGCCATTGCATAATACTAATCTGGATTTGTGCTGCTTTTTCCATGTGATCGTTTTTTTCATCCGTCCACCGTGCAAAGCGCTCTGAATCATCCTTCTCTGTCCCTGGCAAGAATTTTGAAATATATGCTTCCCATACATTTCCCGTTCTAGCTATCCACAATCGACCAAAATACTGATTCCATGTATTCGGATAATCACCACTCTCATAAATTAAACCTGTTTTCCCTGGCTTATTATCATATCCAATTACCATCGTCCCAAAGTTTTGTTCAGCTTGCCAAAACACATCAGACATGGCAATTTTGGAAAGAACCTTGCTATTTTCATCCAATATCGCTATCTCAACTCGGCCCATTTCATTAATTTTTTTACTCTTACATGTAACATGGGCTTGCATAATAAAATCTTGTACTGGACCCCCAGGTATATTCTTTTTAACAGCTGCACCGTGCCACCCTTTCCCCGCACTAGTACCAAAATCAGAACAATAAAATTGGTATTTATCTGACTTCATTTCACCAATTGGATTGCCATCTTCCATTGAACTGACTTTACTCCATCCTACAGTGGTAGCCATTTCGTCCCATATAAGTCTTTGATTTCTTTCAACGGGTAATTGCTCTGTTTTCAAAGGATAACCAATTCTAAAGTAATCTCGATTATATGGATACTCACCAAACCACACATCTAAAAATGTACTTGGTTTCTGTGCTTCGATTTCAATAATTGCAGGTGCTTCTATATTCCCTTGATTGACAAAAGAAGCAGTGACTTCAGTAGAACCATTTTGAGAGAACGAATGAGTATTTTGTTTTCCTAATTTATATGGCATTGGACAAACAAAAGTAATAACCCCTTTACCTCTATTAACTATTTCATCCAGGTCTACAGAACCATCAATTAATGCTAGATACGTCCTATCTAATTCATCATCAAAAACAAGTTCAGCTGGTTGCTCTGTATATAGCCAATCCGCTAAATCTTCTTTTACCTTTTGTAAATCAGCCATATCTTTTGCTGCCTTAATTACAAGAGGAACATCAATACGACGTTCCTCCGTTTCTGTATGAAGAAAAAGAGCCCCTGCGCGATGAGGGACCCTTACTAATTTTCTTTTAACTGGAGCCCAGGAAGGGCGTTTTCTTCCAACTAGCATTTGAATATAATCTTTTCTGATTTTATTAAAAGTAAAACCGAGTTTCCCCAACTTGCTCACCACCCTTAAAATTCCGCTCTTCTTTTTTGGTCACGATTTTGAAGCTTTGTCGTATATGCGTAACTTCCGTTCGCTAATTCTTTTCCATCTAAAACGTTTGTCATATTTACCGTTACATTCAGTTCTTGTTCTCTACCTGATCTATCCGAGAACATAGTTTTTGCTGTAGGTGCGTTGTTATAAGGTGATTGTGGTTGCGTATAACCATTGAAATCACCAAGTGTATGATGTGGGATACTATAATGCGAGGTTTGGAATCCAAAATCAAAAACAGATGGCATATTCCCCATCTGTTTCTTAACCGTTCCAACTACATTTTTTGCTGCATCCACAACAAATCGTTTCCCCTTATCCATACCAACGCCAACACCTTCTGGAACTGCGCTACCAACTGGAATCATCACTTTAGATGGACTGTTAATTTCTAGTGCTCCAGAAATAGTCTTTTTAATCTCTCCAGCAATGCCTTTCGCCTTACTATATAAACCATCTGTCGCATCATCCAAACCTTTTTCAAGACCTTCTATAATGGATTTACCAATGGAACGTAGATTTATAGTGCTGAAGAATTTTTCAACTGTATTCCACTTATCTTCAATATCGCTCTTTATTTCTTTCATTTTATCAACGACAGCTTTTTTCTTTTCTTCAAATTTCCTTGAAACTGTATTTTTTATCTCTTCTACCTTGTTGCTTGCGGAAGTTTTTGTTTCTTCCCACCATTTTGTTATACCTGACCAAGTTTCTTTCATCTTTTGAACGACATCATCTTTCATTACTTGATATTTTGATTTTATCTGACCAGTTTCCCAATCAACTTGATTTGCATGTTCCCCAGCTTGGGATTTTGCTTCACCCACAATTTCCTTATGCTTATCTCGTGCTGTTGAAACAGTGCTGTCATACTGACGTTTGGCTTCGGCAATTACAGCCTCAGCTTCTTGTGCATTTAAACTGCCCATCTCATCGCGTTGTCTAATGGCTTCTGCTATTTTGTCATTACGTGTCTTTTCCGCATCTTTAATGACTTTATCTCTTGTTTTAGCACTATTTTCAACAACTTCTGCTGCTTGTCTTGCGGATAT